CTATTTCTACTGCTTGTACTTCTATTGTTACTGTTTTCATGTTTTGTTCTCCTAGAACAGATGACATAATTGTCATCTGCAAAAACACTCTGCAAACAGAATGCCAATCTCAACTACTTGAAATGACATTGCCCTGGTATCAATGTGACACTGGCCTGGGGCCAATGTGACACTGGCCTGGTGTCACAGTGACACTTTACATCCTATTACTATCAACTATGGGTAGGCTGTTAGGTACATCATGGGCAATGGGTAGACTATTAATTAAATCATGGGTAATGGATAGGCTTTAGGTACATTAATAGTTAAGGCATATAGAGTCTCTATAGACAATGGGGGGGCACCCCCACGCGCGCGTGAGAGGCGTATAATAGGTCACCCCCATCCCTGAGCTAGCAAATCCGTAAGTCAATTGACGCATCACGCATTCAAAGGCATCACACATTCACGCACCGCTTCTTTACCGAATATAATTTCTGGAATAACCTAGTAGTGACTACTAACTCCTTGACAAGTTTTGGTTATTGGGGGGAGGTTCTAACATTCCCTCCTCCTATTTTTGGGAACATATGAAAGATACTTATACATTTATAAACCCAAGTGGAAACTTGGAATCCATCGATTTAAAGACAGGCTTATCGGACGTTGCCTCGGCAATTCCAGTGATTGCTCGTTATCAATATTCTTATCGTTTGGGGCAAGGGATTTGTAATTTAATAAGAGAAGGGATGACTTTCAAAGCTATTGCCGCCATGGAACAAATGCCTTCAACCTCCATTATTTACAGGTGGAGACAGATTTACCCCGATTTCAAAGAGAATTGCGACCAGGCCATGAAAGATCGGTCGATGCACTACCACGATAGAATCTTGGAAGAGGTCGATGAATTGGATGATACTACAAAAGATGACGTTCCTGCTAAGAGGCTGAAGATTGATACTTTAAAGTGGGCCGCAGACCGAGCCGATCCTGTTGCTAAAAAAGCCGCAGAAGGAGGGGCTGGGGATGTAACAATCGTGGTAAATACTGGAATAACTAGGGACAATGTGATAGAGGTAACCGATGGTCAATCCAAAATTATACAACCACCAGAAGTGGATAGCGGAGAATCCTCCGACTAATGGCATAGTTAAGGTTTCAACTGGGTATATTCCGAGGCCGCTTCAGGACCACTTGCATAATTCACTGAAGAGATTTAATGTCCTTGTTTGTCACAGAAGGTTTGGTAAAACTGTATTTGCAATTAATGAAATGCTGGACCAGGGGCTGAGATGCGAGTTGCATAATCCGCAATATGCCTATATAGCTCCAACATATGGGCAGGCGAAGAGGGTGGCGTGGGAGTATTTGAAGGACTACACCAAGCATTTGCCTAACAGGACGGTGAACGAGGCGGAGTTGAGGGTCGATATACATAGGCCTGACAGGGAGGATCATGTTAGATTTATGCTATTGGGTGCTGAGAACCCTGATAGTTTACTCGGTATTTACTTGGATGGTGTTTTGCTTGACGAATATGCAGTAATGAACCCAGTGATATGGTCTACAATTATTAGACCGGCCCTCTCTGACCGAAAAGGTTGGGCCATTTTCATTGGAACACCTAGAGGGAACAATCACTTTAAGCAGATATTTGAGATAGCGAAGAAAAACGAGTCAGGACTTTGGTATTCTGCGATGTATAAGGCATCAGAAACTGGTGTTGTGGACGCAGGGGAACTCGCGGCTGCTAAGATAGAGATGAGTGACGAGGAGTTTGACCAAGAGTATGAATGTTCGTTTACTGCTGCGCTTCAAGGGGCGTACTACGGTAAATACATGAATGACTTAGAAGTTAAGGGTAGGTTTACTGCGGTGGATTATGCGCCAGGTTCTCTAGTACACACTGCTTGGGACTTGGGGATATCTGATTCTACAGCTATATGGTTTGTGCAAGAGATTGGTAAGGAACTCCATGTTATAGATTACTTATGTGAAGCTGGAAAAGGGCTGGAATATTATGTATCAGAGATAAAGAATAGAGGATACGTTTATGGTAGGCATATTTTGCCACATGACGCTGCTGCTAGGGAACTAGGGACAGGGAAATCTAGGCAAGAGGTACTTGAGGATTTAGGTCTGGATATCGAAATTATCCCAAGACAAAACCTAATGGATGGGGTTAACGCTGTACGCGTAATGCTTCATCGCTGTTGGTTTGACGCAGTTAAGTGTCACGATGGGTTAGAATGTTTGAAGAATTACCAGAGAAAGTGGGATGCGAAGAAGGCGACCTTCCTAGACACTCCGAATCATGACTGGTCTTCCCATGGAGCTGATGCATTTAGATATTTAGCTTTAGGTTTTAGGGGAAACAGTGGTATGATTAGGGGTAACTTGCCTAGACACGCAGTTGCTGAGTATGATGAGTTTGACTTTATGGGCAAGCCAAGGCAAGCTGAATTTGACGATAATGAATTTAACTTTTAGAGGTACTTATGGGCGATAGTGGACCAGGATCAGCAGGGTCGAGTTCCAGTGGCGATGGTGGGATGGGAAGTCCAGGTGGAGGAAGTTCCGGTGATGATGGTGGTGCTGGTGAATTTGGTGGAGGTGGAGATCAACGACAAATACTTCATTCTTTTGGCGATTTTCGTTCGGCTATTAGTTCTAGTGTGGATTCTTGGGGAATTGACGAAGCGGATATAAATAGTTTTGGCTATGATCCTTATACACCTCTAGATCAGCTCTTAAGAAGGTTTGACGAAACTGTAGTAAGAGATTATTACACCAGAAATTACTTGACAGACGTAGCCCAAGAGGGTGCGAATACAGGTAAAGGAATGTGGGAGCCAACACAAGCTCTAATACAAGGAACGCAGACTCAAAATTTCCTAACCAAGAATGCCGGTGGGCAGAGTTTGGAAAGTTATCTAGATAGACTACGAACAACCGCAGAGCAAACTAAAAAAACAATGCAGACACGGCAATCTACCCAGGACACAACAATCTTAACTAGACATCCACGGAGTCTAACATGACACCAATTAAAATAATCGCACGGTTAGACGAGATGAAAACAATCAGACAAAATTGGGAACCCTTATTGGAAGACGTTGCCAATCTTGCGCTACCTCGTAAAAATGATATACAAAGAACGGCTACTAAGGGTGATGATAGGACTGTAAAGCTCTATGACTCTACAGCTATTCATGAGAACGAATTACTAGCTTCTCATTTACATTCAATGCTAACTAATCCTATGGCAATGTGGTTTGAACTGACTACAGGGGATGCAAAACTAGATCAATCTAAGGCTGTGTCTGTGTGGCTCCAAGAAACCGCAAGAAAACTGCACACCATTCTCAATAATTCTAATTTCCAAACAGAAATTCACGAAATTTATCTAGACCTTGGAGTTCTAGGCACATCTGCCTTAATGATGTTAGAGGATGATGAGTTGATTGCGCGTTTTCATGCACGACCTATTGGTGAACTTTATATTGCTGAAAATAATAAAGGCTTCATCGACACCGTTTATCGGGTGTTCAAGTGGTCACTAAAACAAATAGTTAATGAGTGGGGAGAGAAAGCTTTAACTTCAAAAATGGCAGATCAGTATAGAGATCATCCCCTTGATGAAATAGAAATTGTTCACGCAGTTTATCCTAGAGCCGATGAATATCGTAATAAGAAAAAAGGTAAGAAAGGAAAAGATTTTGCTGACGTTTATATAACTATAGAAGAAGAACACCCATTGGAAGAGGGCGGCTTTGACGAGTTCCCTTATGCAATAGCAAGGTGGCAAAAGCTCTCAGGCGAAACCTACGGAAGATCACCTGCTATGAAGTGTTTGCCTGATATTAAAATGATTAACTCTATGAAGAAGACAATCATTAGAGGCGCACAAAAAATAGTAGACCCTCCGTTACAAGCTCCTGATGATGGTATACAGCTTCCTATTAGAACTAACTCTAATGCTTTAAATTATTATAGAAAAGGAATTAAAGATAGAATCGAACCAATAGCAACAGGTGGGCGACCTGACATTGGGATAGATGTATTAGAACATATCAAAACAGCTATTAAAGAAGCTTTCTTCACTGACAGATTAAAGTTAGTAGAGAATGATAGGATGACAGCAACAGAGGTTAACCAAAGAACAGAGGAGAACCTTAGAGTTCTTGGCCCGTTACTTGGTAGACTTCATAAAGAGTTGTTAGCTCCGATTATTTCTAGAGTATTAAATATCGCTTTACGAAAACAAGAATTAGAAGAACTTCCTCAGGCGATTTCGGATAAAGGTTTACAAATTAAGTATTCTTCAATGATTGCTAAAGCACAAAGAACTAGTGAAGCACAGAACTTGGGTAGAGCACTCCAAGACTTAGCACCTGTGTTAGAGCTTGTTCCCTCGCTTCTAAATAATATAGATGTGAATGAGGCTACAAGAATCACTTTACGAATCCATGGTGTATCTGAGCAAATGATTAAGTCTAAAGAAGACGTTGAGCAGATGGAGAAGATGCAACAGGAACAAGCACAACAAGCCCAGAAGCAACAACAAGAGGGGATGGACGCAGAGAATATGTCGAAGATTTCTAACTTAGCTAAAGTGAGTCAAGGGGCAGAGAATGTTCAATAAGAGAAAAAAACTATTAGCAGATTACAAAGCCACGTTTGAAAGTCACAGTGGTAAAAATGTTTTAAAAGATTTAATGAAAGCAGGACATATACTTTCAAGCTGTTTTGATCCTAATGATTTGGAGATGGCAAGAATGGAAGGTGAGCGAAACGTGGTACTAAGAATATTATCTCTATTAGATACCGATATAGAAAAAGCTGAAAAGTATTTTCAAGAAGCCATAGGAGATAACGATGGGGATGAATAAAGAAGTATTAAAAGCTTTATTAAAAAGATTCTCTAAATTTAAAACACTTAAGGCCACAGGTTTGAAGGGGATGACAGCGGCTGAGAAAAAAATATTTAATAAAAAATATTCTAATGTACTTAAAAAAATTTTCAATGAAGATGTTAAAGTTAAAGAATTGCAGAAAAGATATTTAAGTAAAAAACAAATGGTTAAGTCTAGTAGAGAACTAGTTAAGTCTAGTAGAGAACTAGTTAAGATTCCTAGAAAAGACATGGTTAAGTCTAGTAGAGAACTAGTTAAGTCTAGTAGAGAACTAGTTAAGACTCCTAAAAAAGACATGGTTAAGTCTAGTAGAGAACTAGTTAAGACTCCTAAAAAAGACATGATCGTTAAGAGAGGTTATGATAAGGGATCGAAACAGTTAGTACCTGTTAAGAAGACTAGTAAAGAACTAGTTAAGTCTAGTAGAGAACTAGTTAAGTCTAGTAGAGAACTAGTTAAGTCTAGTAGAGAACTAGTTAAGAAACCGCCTACTAAGAAACCCCTAATGTCTTTAAAGAAAAAGGTAACTATAGGCGCAGCAGTGGCGACAGGGCTGTACGTTCAGCATAGGCTTAAAAAAACTAAAGCTAATGAAAGGTTTCAAGAACTAAAAAAGATGAATAAGTTTTTAAACACCGCACCTGATATTAGAGATGTTCCGGAAGCACCGGCTCCGTATGTAAAACCTAAAAAGAAAAAAGAAAAGATTCACGATAAAAAATACTCCAACTTGAGTGTTCTTCTTGAGAAGAAACTCGAAAACCTAAAGGAAGAATGATATGGACATGTCAAAATACAATAAGAGAAGAAAAGTTTTAAAGAAATCTGACAAATCAAAAACGTCTAGCTATTTAGATAGGGCCAAGAAACAAATGACTCCTGAACAGCGCAAAAAAATTCAAGACGCTAAAAGGGCAGGTAGGGCAATACATTTTACAGCAGATGAAAAAGGCTTTAAGATCGGTACTAAGGCTACTACAGTTAGACGTTCACCTAAGACTATTACAGTTAGACGTTTACCTAAGACTATTACAGTTAGACGTTTACCTAAGGCTGAGAGACTCAAAGCATTAGCAGAAGCTAAGAAAAAGAAGAAAACAGGGGAAAAGAAATCTGACATTTATAGAGGTACTAAAGCGTTACGGGCGGCAGTAGCTAAATTGAAAAAGTAATAACCGGAGGAAGTATGACACTATTAACAGCAACCCCTGAACAGGGGACTACGGAAACATCGACTACAGAAGAAACAGTTACAGCAGTACAAGACTCTGTATCAGGGAAATTCACTACTGATGAAGAAACTACAGCCACAGAAACCACTGACACGGCTACAACAGAACCTGTAACTGCCGACTGGAGATCAGGACTATCTGCAGACATTCGGGAGGAGGCCTGTCTAGCCAACTTTACAGAAGTTGACACATTGGCTAAATCTTATATTAATGCTCAGAAACTTATCGGAAAAGATAAGGTAGTTATTCCTAACGATCAATCATCTGAAGAAGATTGGGATGATTTCTATAAGAAAGTAGGCATTCCAGATGAAGAAGATTATAAGTTAGAAGGCTTCAGTGAGGAAGGTGAAGAGACTTCTGAATTTGAAATCCAGTACACACAACTGGCCAGAGAACTTAATCTTTTCCCCCATCAGGCTGAAGGCGTTGCTGAATTTTTTAATGATTTACTAGATGCGTCTGAAACTGATACTACTAACGATTACCAACAAGTAATTGATGAAGGTATGGTTGATCTAAAAAATGACTGGGGAAATAAGTTTGACAGTAATATCTTAGCTGCTCAGGCTGCCTTTCAGGTATTCGGAGACGATGCCGCTAAAGAATATATGAACACTACAGGCATGTCGAATGATCCTGTACTACTCAAGATATTTGCTAATATTGGGGCAAATCTAACGGAGTCAACCTTTAAAGGTGGCTTTAGTAGTTTCAAAGGAAACACACCTAATGAGGCACAACAGAAAATAGATTCTATAATGGATGACTTTAAGCACCCTTACCATAACGCAGAGCACTCCAACCACGGAAACTCTGTTAAGGAGATGGAAAAGTTATTTGACGACTTGACTCAGGGCTAAATTTCGTTATACTAAAAAAGAAGCGGTTATTTGGACAACTCCTCAATTACGCAATGTGAATCCAATTAAAAATGACTGTTAGGCGAATCCTGTTAAGGACAACTTGCTGAAAAAATAAAGTATATTATAATTTTAATTTTTTAACAGGAGACTAAATATGTCTAACCAAATTACAACAGCAAGAGTACAGCAGTATTCTGCAAACGTATTCATGTTAGTTCAACAACAAGGTTCCAAGCTAAGGGGTCTAGTGAGACATGAACGGCAAAAAGCAAAAAGAGCTTTTTATGATAGCATCGGTGAAGTAGAAGCAGTAGAAAAAACAGGCCGTCACTCTGACACGCCACAGATCGACACTCCTCACGGAAGGCGAGCTGTAACAATGAAAGATTATCATTGGGCAGATATGATTGACGATCAAGATAAGATCAGAATGTTACATGATCCTAAGTCTTATTATGCTAAAGCAGCAGCATGGGCCTTCGGTAGAAAACAAGATGATATAATTATTGCAGTTGTTTCTGGCACATCTTACTCAGGTGAAGAAGCTGACACAGCAGTAGCTTTCCCTAGTACGAGACAAATCGCAGCGGTTTCTGGCTCGGCTTTAAGTAACATGAATGTTGATGCACTTCGACTAGCAAAGTATTACTTTGATAAAGAAGATGTTATGGACACAATTGTTATGGCAGTTGGTGCTAGACAAGTTTATGCAATGTTAGGCGAAGAAGAACTAACAAGCGCAGACTATGCAGCTATTAAAGCCTTAGTTAGAGGCGAGATTAATAGTTTCATGGGCTTCACTTTTATCATGACTAACAGACTAACTACTCCTACAGCTGCAGAAATGGCAGCTTTAAAGTTTAGTTTAACAACTGGTGAATTTGATAGTTCAGCTGGAACAGCTCTTTCTGGAACAGTTAGAAGATGTATTGCTTGGGCAAAAGAGAACATCATTCTAGCAACAGGAATGGGCGTTGAAACTAAAGTAACAGAGAGAGCAGACAAATCTTATGCTACTCAAGTTTATGTTCGCATGAGTTTGGGTGGGACAAGATTAGAAGAAGAAAAAGCTCTTGAAATTTATTGTACAGAATAAGGAGTAACTAATGGCAATTCTAAAAACAACTAATTATTTAAAGTTAGTACCAACTGATGGTACTCCTTTTCAGCCGATTGATTCTAAAAAACAAGGTGGAGCATTGTCAGTATCGTATGATACTTATACATTAGCTGCTGAGTTAGATTCTGATGACGAAATCTATACAAGTATTAGACTTCCTAAGGGCGCTCTAGTATTAGGTATTGGGTTTTCAAAAGCAGCAGACTCATCTGCAGGAATTGTGGATGTAGTATCTGTAGCTGCTGACGACATGACAGATTCAGGAACAGTTATTCTTGATGGTTCAGTAAATTATAACGATGGTACAAATGGTATCTTCGATTTTGGTGGTGAATCCCTTAATAACATCGTCCCTTGTTTTCATACGGTAACAGAAGATGAAGAGGCTATTAAGCTTGTCTCTACTGAAACATCAATTGCTTCAGATGGCGACACATTTACTATTGCATTATTTTATGCCATGGCATAATGTCATATTTCCCTACGGGTGGCGGTTTCGGCTGCCATCTGTATAAAGGACTGAGCGTATGAAAAACTTATTTCTCATTTTGTTTTTGCTACTCACGCTCAATATTTCTTATGCCGCAATAAGTACGACTGACTCTAACGATACTAGAGGGAGTTCGGAAATAAACACTCTATATAAATCTTATCTAAGCAGTGCGTCTTTGGCGGTAGCTGTAGAAGATTTAATTGGAGAGACCACTTGGGATCATGTAGTGGTTCTTTATGGTGAAAATAGATACGAGAGAATGTCTTTTTATGCGTCAGGCTCTCTAGCTCTAACCATTTCAATTAACTACTCCCTATCAGGCTGGGAAATTGGAGCTGTTTCAACAGAAACTTTAACTAACGAATCTGGAGATTTATTCTTTAACGAGAGTAATGCTAAGGGTTTTATTTTAACGGAGTCTTAAATGAAAAATTTAATTTTTATTTTTTTGCTAGCTCTATTTCTTCTACCTACCACTCTGTTGGCAGATAAAAAGATTTCAGAGTTAAATGCCATTACTAGTGCATTAATCCTCGATGGGGACTTAATGCCAATTGTAGATACTAGTGCAACAGAAACTAAGCATGTTCTAATATCTCAACTTGATACCAGATGGCTAGACGTTGCTCAAGACGTTGACGGAACAACTGCAACTTACTATCTATCGTTTACCTCCGATGGTGACGGTGGAACAGCTCTAGCTGCTAACCGTTCAGTTATTTTTGATGTGTACAATGCTAATAGAAATATTGACCTACAAGGTGATATTGATTTAGCAGGAACTCTAACAACTGCCGCTGCTGTAACTCAAACAGGTTCAGCTTTAACAGTCGCTGTTGAAGATGCCGCTGGAAGTATAACTCTTGATAACGTATCTGTAGAATTTGAAGATACTGTTGGTAGTGGTAAAACTTTCAAGTTTGTTAATGCAACAGACGATGCTAGTAGAACAGTTACACTAAGTGAAAACTTAACCATCGGTGATGGTGCAGCTTTAACATTTACAGCAGAAGATGCTGCCGGAAGTATTGTTCTTGATGAGCAGACTTTTGAAGTAGAAGGTGAAGGTACGGCTAGTAGACTTATGAAGCTTGTTAATGCTTCTGATGCTGCTGCTACATTAACCATTGATGGAACTAGTGGGTCGATTGACCAAGATGTTTCAACAACTGGTGCCCCTGCTTTCGCAACAGGCGTAGTAATTGGAACTGCGACTATTGCTAGTGGATCAATTACGGATTCAAGTGGTGCTATAACTTTCGGTAACGAAAACCTAACAACAACTGGTATCGTTTCCGCAGGAGCACTTACAAACACTGGGACTCTTACAACCGAAAATGGTTTGATAACTCATTCTTATGATGATGCATTAGCTGACGATGCTGAAGTAGCAATCGCAACTGGCGTATCTGGATGGGGAATTGCTGTAGCAGGTAACAACGAAGCAATGTGTGCTTTCTCATTTACAGAAGCTGGCGTAGTTACTTCTCTTTCCGATTCTGATGCAGCTTGCGCAGTAGCTGATACTGATGCAAAACTGGCTGTTTATCAAAACGCTGGAACAAATGGTATCCTAATTAAGAACAGATTAGGTGGTTCAAAACAGATTAAATTTAGAGTACATTACTAATACTAAGGGGCTTCGGCCCCTTCTCTTTAGGGGGAAGCATGTCTTTCACTAAGGTAAAATTGTGTAACTTAGCTCTGTCACTCTTAGGGGTAGAACAGGTAAGTTCATTAGCCGATAACACAAAAGAGGCGAAGCTCTGTACTTTAGCCTATGACTTTTGTAAGCAGCAAGTAATCACATCACACAAATGGAACTTCGCTTTAAAACGCGTAACTTTAACTTCCTATACTTCAACTCCTGACTATGAGTGGTCACATGAGTTCCAGGTTCCTAGTGATTGTTTAAGAGTTATTCGCCACGGAACAGATGGCTACACCTATGACTTTGTTGTTGAGGGTGATAAAATTAGATCAAAAACAAGTTCGGTTTCGATCTTGTATTTATATGATGTAGAGGACGTAACACTCTTCTCTATGCCGTTTATGACTTCTTTCATTTGGGAAATGGCTGGATTCATGTCTTACAATTTAATATCTGATTCTAAAATTAGAAAAGATATAATGAGAGATGCGGAAGGTAAACTTTCAAGAATGCGAGTATTTGATGCTCAAGAAGGAACGCCTGAACAATTCTTTCCAGACACATGGCTCGATTCCAGAGATTCTGTAGACGGTAATCCGAGTAAGAGCTATGACTAAGTATCGTTACTTACAAAATTCTTTTGTAGCAGGGGAAATATCTGATAGGCTCGAAGGGCGCACGGATATAGAACAACATAAATCCTCCTGTAAATATTTACGGAATAATACAGTCCTCCCAGAAGGTGGTACGGAAAGAAGGCTGGGAACT